ACTGTTGTCAGAACTCAAAATGGTTTTTACGGATCATGCGAGTTCGTAGGTTCGACTCCGACTACGGAACGAATTTGAAATGCCACGGTGGCACAGCGGCGACTGCAAGATGTTTAAGTTTTTGCGGTTGTGGAAATAGGGGTGATGGCGACGGTAGTCTAGCTGCCTTTGAAGCAGTGAATGAGGGTTCGACTCCCTCCGCCCCTGCCAAGTTTTATGCACCCCTCGTTCAGTTGGTAGGACGCCTGTTTCGTAATCAGGGGACATCGGTTCGAGCCCGATGGGGTGCTCCAAGTTGTAAGGTGCAAACTAAGTAGCTGATAACTGGTGGGCTCCAATCTCAGTATTAGAGATATGAGCTACAGTAACAACAAAAAAGCAAAGCAGTTAGGGATGCCCAATGGGACAGCGTGCAACCGTTTATTGAAGCTGGTCTTATTGGACTTGCTTCGAAGGTTGAAAACGAATTTCTGCTTTCGATGCAAAACAGAAATCCTCAGTGTGGAGGATTTGAGCCTCGACCACAAAGAACCATGGTTGGACGCCACACCGGATTTGTTTTGGAATTTAGACAACATTGCATTCTCGCATCGCTCCTGCAATATACGTGCGGCCCGAAGAGACCCTGCGAGATTGAGAGAGACTGTAAGACAACGGTGGTTGAATTCTACACCAAAAGGAAAATCGTGGTGCATGGGGTGTAAGGACTTTCTTATACTTGACCAGTTCAACACCAACCGTACTCGGGTATCAGGGGTGCAGAAATACTGCATTAAATGTCGTTGTAATGGAATCGGAAGAAAGAACACTGCACACCTTCGCAAGTATCAACGACCCTCGACGGCTGAATTGGAAGCAATGTTGATGAAAGAAGGCTACCGAGAGTTGGCTCAGAGATTAAAGGTCAGTCACATGACAGTTCTTCAATGGGCGAAGGATGATGGGCTGACCCACATCCGTAGGAAAAAGTTTGCACCTGTCGTCTAGTGGCTTAGGACTCCTCCTTGGTATGGAGGGTACAGGGGTTCGAATCCCCTCAGGTGCTCCAATCTTAACGCCGGGTTAGCTCAGTTGGTAGAGCATCTGCCTTGTAATCAGAAGGTCATCGGTTCAATTCCGATACTCGGCTCCAGTTTAGTTGTTTTGCAGATGTAGCATAGCGGTCAATGCGCCTCCCTTGTAACGAGGACGCCGTCAGTTCGAATCTGACCATCTGCTCCAGTTTGAGGTACGATATGAGAGTTATCAGCATCGCGTTGTACCGATTTGCTCAGGCGCTGTCTTACGTTCTACCTGAGTCGATATGGGAACCAGTGACCTATCCAATCGACCGATTGCGTTGGTGGTTCGAAAAACATGCACCTGTCGTCTAGTGGCTCAGGACTCCTCCTTGGTATGGAGGGTACAGGGGTTCAAATCCCCTCGGGTGCTCCAATTTTATGGTATTGTTCTTCTATGAGTACATTGACGTGGGAAGAACGAAACCAGCGGATTAAAAAGGAACAGCTTACTGAAGAAGAGTTGGGGACTTTAGTAGGCTGTGCTGTAACCGGAGTGCGGAGATTCTGGGGTCATGGAGCAGAGTATGAAATCCGCTTCGATGATGGTCGAACGCTCTACATTACCAAGAGCGACTACACCAACGATGTAGTTTGCATGTTCAAAGAGTTTTAAGCTACGAGTCGTGGCTCCAGTTTCCGTATTAGTGAGTATTAGTGAGTACGAGGTACTGACTAAATGGGTAAGAAAGTTGAAAAGGGGTTGTGTTGGGAGTTGGATGATTCGGAGTGTGATATCAACGCCCCCTCACCGCATTTCACGGATGACAGTAGCGAACGTGAGAACGACTATCTGTACGGGACGTTTCCCGTGCTGATTCCTAAGAGGCCACCTTCAAGGTTGCAACCTCCGAAGGAACCAAAAGAGTAAATCGCGCAATATAAGTGGCGCGATTCAGGTTTTAATTGCGTGATTCGGAATCGCGCCATAACGCCGCTTGTGGCAAGCAAGCCACTTGGGTTCGTCACACGCAGTTTGCCGGTACTCATCCTTTCTGCACTGAGTGTGCAAAGAAGGAAGATGATTTTGGTGAAGAGTCCAGCTATGTGGTTTGGGAGGAGCTTTTACATGAAGTTGCTCAGTAGTTGGTTCTTCTTCGTGCCTCCATTCACGATCCTGCCTCGGTGGAAGTTGGCAGTTATGCGTCAGTGGCTGTGGAGGTATCAGAGGTATACACAGCCGGGAGTTCGTGGATGTCCTATGAATGGGGATGCTTTCGGTTGTATCGGATTTTGGATGAGGAAGCTTGTCAATTTTAGGCCGGAGTAGCTCAGTTGTTAGAGCGCCGTCTTGGTAAGACGGAGGTCACGGGTTAGAACCCCGTCTCTGGCTCCAAATCTTGAAAGGGGATTCCATTGAAGCCTCCTCTTGGTTCAATTCTGAACTAAAGCCATCAATATCACGGCTTACTGTATCCAAATCAGACCCGCTAATTAAAGCAGTATACCAACGGATATGTCTGTACATTAGTTCGGGGTTTAAGAGTGTCCGATGGACGCGCAGTTGTTGAAAAATAACTGGGCTTTGGTGAAAGCACGATTTGTAGCTGAAGGGTTTTGTTAATGGAACAGTATCCGAGTATCGAAGGCAGTTCAAAGGCCCCCCTTGGTGAGGCGGGTCTTGCCTTCTACAAGTATGACGGCTCGAACCTCAGGTGGGAGTGGAACCCCAAGAAGGGGTGGTTCAAGTTTGGCACCCGCACCCAACTGTTCGATAAGTCGGAGCCGTTATTTGGTCAGGCCATTCCCCTTTTTATGCAGATGGGCGATGAGATTGTCCATCGTGTGAAAAGTGTTGAACGACAACCGCAACGCATTACAGCTTACACGGAATTCTTCGGCGAGAGCAGTTTCGCCGGGAGCCATATTCTGGAAGAGCCGAAGCAACTCAAGTTGTTCGATGTGTACTTGTTCAAGAAGGGGTTAATGAAGCCCCGACAGTTTGTGAAGACCTTTGGTGGTTTGCCTTATGTAGCGGAAGTGGTTTACGATGGCAACATCAACCAATCATTTGTTCAGGGGGTCCGGGCTGGAGAGTATCCAGTTTGGGAGGGGGTCGTCTGCAAGGGCGACAACTTCATGTTCAAGGTGAAGACCGATGCCTACTTGAGGAAGCTGCGGCAGGTATACCCGCAGCGATGGAATCAGTTTTGGGAGTGAGCATGGTAAGAAACTGGTGCAATTCAAGGTTCAAGGACAAGACGACAGAGTACCTCATGGACCTGTATGGTCAACCTTCGCGTGGCGAACTTTCAGGGTTTTCTTTCGTCATGCTTCGTGTGGACATCGGGGATGAAGTCTACGCCCGGTTCAATGAGCACATGAATCAAATCGGGATGCATGACTTCATGGTGGACGTGGAAGAGCGTTGGCAGAGACTACGTGCTGAACGACAGAAGCGGATGGAAAAGGGTCGCACTTTAGTCAAGCGACTACACTTTGGAATCCCCGCTGAATGAGTATTAGTCTGCATGGCGATTGAAGTAACAAATGCGGATTTTGAATCGGTGGTTATCCAGTCCACGATTCCAGTCATCGTTGATTTTTGGGCAGGATGGTGCAGCCCATGCAAGCAGTTAGCACCCACAATCGAAGCCCTCGCTGAGAAATACGCCGGTCGCGTGAAGGTTGTCAAGGCAGATGTTGACAAAAACAGCAAGGCGGTTGCAGACTACGGTATCCGCAGTATCCCCACTCTGGTGTGGTTCAAGGGGGATAAGGACGAGGTTATCGCTGTGGGATTCAGGACGCAGGAGCGACTTGAAAGTTTGCTGAACGAACGACTCAAATAGAGGTTTGCAATGAAACTTGATTTGCAATCGGCTTCGCGTAAGCCTGACTTTTGGTGGAAAAATCCTATCCTTGTGATGACCCTCGGTCTGATAGCCATCGTCTTCGGGGTCTTCGTCCACAACCCGGCTGGTGAGCATATTGCCAATATCGGGACATACGTTCTCGCAGCCGGGATTGTGGTTTGGATACTCAGGCTGAGACGTTCATGAAGATGTACATTCTAATCCGGGATGCTGTTCCACCGGGTCTTGCCGTAGTAGCCGCTGCCCATGCGTCATTGGCGTGCTACCTGAGATTTCAAGACCACCCGGACATGAAGAAGTGGTTGGAAGGACCGTTCTACAAGGCGGTCTGCAAGGTCTCTGATGGCGAGTTTGAAAAGGCCAAGGAAGAGCGAGACCATGTGGTGCTCACCGAGTCGGCATGGTTGGTTCAGGAAACAGCGATTGCATTCGTGCCCCGTGAAGAGTATCCGAAGATGTTCAAGTTTCTGAGGTTGTACAAATGAATCGCAGGTCGTTTCTTAAAAGTTTTTTCGTAGTCGCGGGTGTTGCAACGGTCGCACCTGAGATGCTGCTACCTAAGTCAGACTCGATTACCGAGGAGATTGGGTCTCTCTGCTATAACCCCATGACTGTTGGACAGATGGCGGCTGGATTTGCGATGATTCAAAAGCATGATTTCGTACCGTCATACATGTTCGTGCATCCTCGGGTGTACAAGGAATTCGGTGGTGTGTTTGTTCATTGCTCTCGTTACGAGGATTAACCATTCCGGGTTCGTTTTGGGAGCGATAATAGTGGCTGAGTGCGTATTGAATAAAAAGAAGGTTTATGGAGATTATATGGCAAAGGTCATTCAAGTTGAGATTCCAAGAAGTACCATACAAGAGTTGAACGGCGACGGAGCTTTTGCTCACAACCTGTACAACGCCATCCTTGAAGCAGAAGCCACTGGCAAGGTAGTTGAAGTGCCGGTCGGAGAAGCTCGGAAGAGGGCACAAGTAGCTATCGTGGAGGGCTAATGCCTCAAGGTGCGTTCAGAACCGTCTGGTTCATAGAAAAGTGGGCGATTAAAATCCCTCGGTCACCTGAAGGCTTGAAAGCCAATCAACGTGAAGTTGCCAAGTGGCGAAGCATTGGGAACACCATCTTTGACTACCCCGGTGGCAACATTCGATTATGTCCTATTGTGTTCTCCCTTCCATTTGGTTTCGCTGTGGTCATGCGTCGAGCCAAATTGCTACCTCCCAACTACTTCGCCGACTTGAAGACTTTTACCAGAACCCAATTTCTGTTCCACACCGTTCGACAGAACATCATGGACACGGATTACCTAAAGGCAAGCAACTATGGTTTCCTTGACGGTACTTTAGTTGTGTTGGATTATGCTGGTCTTGATGGCACAGAAAATGGAATTATGGTAAAAGTTAAGTACGACACCAAAGATTGGGGTCGGTGGTAGTATTATCACGTGAGGCATCTACATGTACAAACCATACGTTCCGAACGAGAGAGTAGTTGATCGAGCGGTAGAGTTGTGGAAACGGACTCTTCTTCAGGCTCCGACTTTTGACAATGGGGCACACGATCTACCGAACATGTTTGCCAGCGCACTGGCGACAGGTCTGGCAAACAAAAGCAAAGCAACTCCTGAGCAGCTTGAGGCGTTCGGCGAGAAGCTGAAATACTTCCTGATGAATGAGCTTTCCTTGGAGGAGATTAAAGGAGAGCCTGAGCCTGAAAATTGTTATAAGTCCCTCCACAACAGTGTGGGGGTAGATTACCATCCGGACACTGTGTTGAGCGCGGCTGCAAACGCTGCGGGAATCAGCACCAACCTCTTCCCATGGAAGACCAACATGAGCATCAATGTGGATTATGTGGCCTTCGGGGTGGGCTACTGTGCTCCATGGGATTACCACTACCCGTTGAAGAACGGTCGTTGGTTGATTACGCGACTCTCTGGTGAGGACATCAACAAGGTGATTGACTACGTGGAGGGTGAGACCCCAGCGTTCACTGTGGAGGCCCCTCCTTCTCTGGCTCTGGTGGTGGCGGAATGAACTGCCCCGAATGTCAGACAGAGTTGATCGACAATACATGTACGATCTACTGTATGAAATGTGGGTACTACACCGGCCAGACACCTGTCACATGGGCACAGACTCAGGCGAATTTTGCCGCTATTGGTTTAAATGTTCAGAGGTTCAATCCGCTACTCGATTGTTGGGAAGAATAATCCGGGCTCGTTCAATGGTAGGACAACGGACTTTGACTCCGTGAATTGAAGTTCGAATCTTCAGCCCGGAGCCAATAATTGAAAGGTTTTTTGTATGATTACTTGGCCTGAATTTTGGGGTATCATCGGTTGCACTGCAATCATGACAACTGTAACCTACTGGTTGTCGAAAAAATAATTGGTTGCTTTTGATTTTTTGTGGTATTGTATACCTTGAGTCGGCTATTGCAGCCCTTCCTTCTACATCTATTGGACAGAGCTTAGGTCTGCTGCTCTCCGACTCGCAAATTTTGAGTGTTGTTGATTGCACTCATCAAGTAGAACCGGCTATTGCAACCCTTCCTTCTCACTTAATAACCCCCGCAAGGGGATTACCGATAACAGGTTTGCTGCTTTCCGGTTCATAACATAGGTTGGCTATTGGAGCCCTTCCTTCTAAAAATCAGAGCCGCAAGGCTCACTTCGAGAATCAGGTCTCCTGCTTTCCAACCTATACTGAAAGGTAATGTCCATGTCTGTACAGTCCATTGTTTTGCGTCGTTCGAACAAGGTTATACTCCCGGTTCGGAACACCGTGTTTGTAGCCAAGTCCCCTGTGTCTCAGGCCCTTGTTGCTACTTTCAATCTGAACATTCAGTCTCTCGGCTACACCCTATCTGCCGATGCAATCAAGGCTATCTTGAAGTTGGGTGTGACCTCGGCCACTCTTGTGTTTGATGAAGTCCTGTCGAGCCTCAAGGAAATCAAAGGCGTACGCAGTTACAGGCCCATGTACCCGAACTTTCCGAAGCAGGTCATCGAGGCTTTGGATGCAGAACTGTACCTCAACGCGACGATGCACTATTTCAGCTTCTTGCTGGTTGACCTCACGGGTGACTCCAACAAGATTTGGTTGCCGAAGTATGCGAAGGATAAGCGTGAGCCACTTGACGAGAAGATTGAACTGCGTGTGCTCGGCGTGGCCGACAAGGTGGCTGTTGACATCCTGACCGACCGTATCGCTACGAGCAACACATCCCTCTCAGCATCGGACAAGGACGACTTGCGTACACTGCTTACCAGTGGGTATGGGCGGAACATTGACGACATGCTTTCGCGGATTAGCAACAAAGAGAACCTCGCCTTCGTGAGTTCCATCATCTTGTCGTCGGGATCAGCAACTGACATCACTCCATATTTCCGCACGGCCACCGACATCCTACGTTTGGCGACCGCGATGAGTGGTGGTGACGTGTCGCTTAAGGACGACTCCAAGTTCAAGAAGTTCAAAAACTCAGAGCGTCGGTTCTTACTTGGCCTGTTGGAGCCTATCGGTAACAAGGTTGAGGACATGCTCCGCTGGCGCGAGCGTTGGGTGCGTCTTGGTCATCCACTGCATCCGGGTGAGTCTGCTAAGCGGTTTCCGACCACGGCTCGGGCGTTCACCATTCTCCGTAACAATGAACATGTGGACACGTTCCGCACACAGGTGGAGTCCGCTGTTCGCTCCGGACATGTACTTCAGGCTGTGACGCTGTTGACTCAGCATCCGGGTGAGTTCGCTCGTCGGCTCGACCACGTGTTACGTCAAGCCCCCAACGCTCACACCCAGCTTCGTGTTGTTGATGCTTTTTTGTCAGTGGCTCACGAGGTCTCAACCCCGGTTCTGTTGCAGGTACTCGCTCACTTTGAGCATCGTGATGAAACTGACCTGCGTGTTGTGTTCCCGAAGGGGAACGTGGCGAAGGTTATGTCTCTGGATAAGCCCTTGGCGAAGCTGCCAAAGATAATCACTAATGCTGTCTCTGTTGGTATCGAGTCAGTCCTGTTGTCTCGTTTCTCAGCATTGCCGGATATGGGTAAAGTATATCTCGACCCGGCATTGCAGGATGTTCTCTTACCGTTCTCGCAGCGTTCGGCCAACAAGGCTCTCCGCACCTTGGTGCGTGGCTCCAAGTTGTCCTTCGGTGACGAGAAAAACACCATTCGTTTCTTCATCTGGTGGAAAGACGAAGATAAGTCCGATAATAGCTTCGACAACGGACGGGTTGACCTTGACCTCTCGGCGTGTGCCTATGATGAGAATTGGGTGAGCATGGGAGCGGTGACGTATTACAACATGCGTGAGCAGTACGCAGTTCACAGCGGTGATATCACTTCGGCACCGAAAGGCGCGAGTGAGTTCATCGACGTGGATATTGCGGGGGCTGTTAAGGCTGGTGCGCGTTACATCGTTCAGACGGTTCACAGCTTCACCGGCCAGAAGTTCTCTGACGTGCCGGAGGCTCTCGCTGGATTCATGCTTCGTGATAAGCCCCAGTCTGGTGAGGTATACGACCCTCGTACTGTTGTTGACCGGGCGGATGTGACGACCGAGGCCACCTCTGTTGTGCCGATGATTATCGACATCGTTGACCGCAAGGTTATTTGGGTTGATGCAGCGATGACAACTGGAGGTAGCCGTGGTTACCGTTATTTCTCTCGTGGCAACAACGTAGCTTCAACCCGTGGTACAATTGAATTGTTGGGTAAGGCGTTCACCAACATTCACAAGCCGACTCTGTACAGGTTGTTAAGTCTCCACGCAGCCGTGCGTGGTGAAGTAGTAGCTACCAAGGAAGAGGCGGATGTGGTGTTTTCGGTGGAAGCCGGTACTCCTTTTGAACTCGACCGCATCGCTTCCGAGTTCATGGCAGACGCCGTAAAGGAATCTGCTGTGAAGCGGGAGGCGGTGGCAGTCTAAAGTTTCTTGACTATCACCCTCTAATTAGAGGGGCTATTGAAGCCCTTCCTACTAAGGGCGATAGTCATGGTATTTTACACGGTATACAGAACTCAGAACATCACAAACGGCAGGTATTACTTCGGCGTCCACAAGACTAGGAACCCGTATGATGGGTACCTTGGGTCGGGAAAAGTGCTCCGGACTGCGGTTAAAAAGTATGGTGAATCCTCGTTCATCAAGAACATATGTTTTGTCTTCGACAACCCTGAAGACGCTTTCTCCAAAGAGTTTGAATTGATTGAATCGTATCGCGAAGACCCGTTGTGCTATAACCTGAGACAAGGGGGTAGCGGGGGTTTCGACTACATCAATCAGGCGGGGCTATCACCGGGATTTAACTACATAAATGCCAACGGACTGGCTGCTGACAACAGGTTAAACCCTAAGCGAATTGAAGCGGTCAGGGCATGTTTGGTGGCACACCCGCGCTCTCACCCTTGTTCAGAAGAAACAAAACTCAAGTTACGGAAGGCTTTGGAAGGTCGGATATTGGGTGAACGTACCCAAGAGACCAGAGAGAAGATACGAGCCGCAAACAAAGGCAAGGTTCTATCTGAGGAGACTAAAGAAAAAATACGACAATCTCGATTAAATCGTGGTATTATTAGACATTGCGCGGCTATTGGAGCCCTTCCTTCTAAAAATTGACCGATAATCAAACTAAAAGGTCTCCTGCTCTCCGCCAATACCATCGAAACCCCCAAGTAAACTTGGGGGTTTTAACAAAACCTTGTATTAGCTATTGAGGGCCTCATGCTTCTTCCTAGCCAGAACAGTTCTGAAACAGTTCGCTTCTATGTGAAGTCGAGCAATGGTGTGTATCTGGAGTCAAAGATATTCGTTAATCAAGAAGATGCTGAGTTAGAAATGAAAAAGGAATTCTGGCAGGGCAGGGAACCTTGCGTTGTGCGGATTACCACCCTTGAAGAAGTTGTTTTACATGGAGAATAAATGTATCGAACCAAACAAGGACTATGATTGTGCTTGTGCCATAATGTGGCCTGACGATGAACTCGCCAGCCATTGCCGGTGCGTATGTCATACTCGGATTGAGGAGGATGCTTGGATCACCCAGAAGGCGGCAGAAGAGGATGGAGCATTTATCGCAGCGGGGCATATCGGCTTTTCCGCGATGTTTGCTCAGATGAAATCCCGCTGTTCTCAAGTCCAACTCCCTTTGAAGCGTAGCAGTGAGCCTTGGTGGTTCATGCTCGTCGCAGCCGCAATCTCGTTTGGGATAACGATAGGGTTTTTGTTACTGGCGTTGGGTGTTATTTACTTCGCTGCGAGGCCACACTAATGCCACTAAAAGACAAGCAAGAAGTTCTTGAAGGCATCGCCTTCGGTCTTAACAAAGATGATTCATTTATTATGGGGTCATACATTACCTTCCGTAGGGAGTGGGCACAGGAAGTCGGCAAAGTTACCAAGATTTGGGTTGTGAACGAGGGGAAACTCCTTCACGGAACTATACTTGGTCAAGTAAGGTGGTTCCCCCGTTGGCGTAAGTATGGGTTATTCACCGAGGGCGGCATGGTGTTCGAGGAGACCTGCCTTCGAGAAATTGGCTACTTCTGTGAAACGGCTACAAAGATTCATAAGGCAGCTTTAAAAGAGAGAAAAGCAGCATCAGCATAGAAGGTGCTATGGAAATTGATGATCGTAAGTTCGCTGCATTCATTCGGTATTATGGCCGGAAAGCGTTTGAAGAGGGTGATGAGGATGCGTATATTCGCTATCCCTTTGAAGGCATGGGTACAGACTCCAAAGACTATTCGAGTTCTTCCTGCGGACACTTTGCAAGTGGATGGTGTTGAAAGTCCCACTGTGGTTTTTATAGCGTTTGTTGATAAGACTGAAGCTGAGACATAGTATTAGTCTACATGCAACTGAATGAAGAACAGATAGCCGCAGTAGAACACCCACTCGGGCAACCAGCTTGTCTCATCGCCGGAGCCGGATCAGGCAAGACTCGCGTTCTTACCGAAAGAGTAAAATGGCTTATCGCTCAAGGGATTCCACCTAGAAAGATAGCGGCGATAACCTTTACTAATAAGGCCGCAAACGAATTATTAGACCGGCTTCAACTTGATGGTGCCTCCTTCGATGTCCCCAAAGTATCCACCATTCACTCTATTGCCCTCTCAGCGATACGCCGTGACCCGGTTGGTTTTGGTCTCCAGCAAAAGGTGACACCGCTGGACGATTATGACCAGAGTCAGATGATTCGCCGGATTGTAGAACGGACGGTTGATGTTAAGGAAAAAGGTATCAGCCTTGGTTCTTATGTGTATGGTTTCCTTGATAAGGTGGGCTATCACCGCGCTCGGGGTCTCGGGTTTTGTGTGGACTACACCGATGAGGTTCACGAGCAAGCGTTGGTTGCCCACGCAGGGCACCACGCTCTTGAGCCGTTTGATTTGCAGATTTGGAAGCTGTACGAAGCTGAAAAACAATCTTGTGGTTCGATAGATTTTGACGACATGCTTTGCCTGTTTAACCGTCGCTGTGAGCAAGACTCAGCATGGAGAGCCCAACTACAGAAGGCATTTGATGTTGTGCTGGTTGATGAGGCACAGGACTTGTCTGTTCCGCAGTGGGGGGTAGTTAACGGGCTTCTCGCTCCGGCTAATCCAAACCTAATGACGGTGGGAGATTTGAGCCAGTGCCAACCTCCGGGAACTAAGGTTAAGGTCACTACCTCCCTTTCAAGGGGTAGCGTCAAATCAAGGTTCGAATTGCGTAACATCGAAGATTTGCGCGACGGTGACTTAGTTCCTACTTGGCACAAGCGTGACCAAATATCCTATCATTCAGGGCGGAAAATAAAAGTAGCCCACCGCCCCTATTCAGGGGCATTACTTAAAATCACCACTGAAACCAGTTCGACTGAATGCACCCCCAATCACTGGAATTGGGTGAGATTCAATAAAAACACAACAGGAAAATACATGGTGTATCTCATGTATCGTTCTGATTTGGGGTTTAGAGTGGGTCTTAGCATTTTTAAGCGCAGTACAGGGAAGGGCACTACAGGTAGTTATGGGCTCTCCTCTAGGTTCACTCAAGAAAAGGCTGATAAGGCTTGGATTTTGGGCGTCTATGACACTCGACAGGAAGCGGAAGCATGGGAAGAAATCATCTCACTAAAATATGGCATCCCTGAGTCCCTTTTTGAAGCTACAGTGTGCTGGCACAAAACTGATGAGCTAATTAGGCTAATCTTCTCTCACGCTAACCCTGAAGGGGGTCAGCGTTGCTTATCAGACCACGGTCTTATTTTTGAACAACCGATTCTGTCTCCACGTGCAGACGGGTTTATAGGTAGAAGTTGGCGTGGGTACTTCAAAACAGCAGCGGCTAACATCCTGCCGGGATTGATGGACATCCCAATTGAGGGACGGAACAAAAGCGTACCTATTATTGCTTGTCCATCTAGGCACTATGAGGGGTTAGTCTACTCCCTAGATGTTGAAGAAGAGCACACGTATATAGCTGATGGGTTAGTCGTAGGGAACTCCATCATGGGATTCAATGGGTCTGCACCACACCTTCTCAAGGAGTTTTCAGAGGGGTGGAGAGGGCACACACCCATACTGTATCGTATCGCACGCAACCATCGCAGCCTTCCGCGCATCGTATATCTCGCTAACCACATTCAGTCAAAGATGACTGACACCATTCCACTCAAGATGCAAGTCTTCCGTGGTGACTCGGATAACAAGGGCACCATCGAACTAACTCGTGCTTCGATGCCCCTTGACATCGCACTGATTATCGCCGGAGAGATTTCCAAAGATAACCAGCGTAAGAAGGATCAGATTCCATATAAAGAGAACTGCATCCTTGTTCGCAGTGCCCGTCAGATACCTGACCTTGAGAGCGCACTGGTGCGTCATCGCGTCCCCTATCAGATACGCGGGGGTCGCGGACTTCTTCAAACAGAAGAGATTCGTGATGTGCTTTCATACTTGAGGCTTGCCACCAACCCCAAAGATTTTACTGCTCTCGCTCGTGCAGTCACCGTACCCAAGACAGGTGCTGGTGATGTGACGTTGGAAAAGATTCGCAAGACGGCCAATGATAAGTTCGGCGGTGACTTGATTAAGGGCTGCACCTCTGTTGACAAGTTGTCAACGTTTGTAATGGCGTTGGAACGGTTTCAGAAGTTCGGTGACTATCCGGTTCAGGCTCTTGACCAAATCATTGACTACATGAACTATAAGAGCTATGTTTCCAACAAGTACAAGAAGGAACCCGACAAGATAAAAACCAAACTGGAAAACATCGACCGCTTCAGGGAGCTTGTACGTGGTCTTTCCGAAGATCATAAGATGTCCACTGAAGACCTTGTATTCCAACTTACTATCGACCGGGCACGTGAGGATGACAAGGATGGTATGGTCACGGTGTCCACTATCCACTCGGCAAAGGGGCTGGAGTGGCGGAGGGTTTATGTGACGAATGTAGTTGAAGGTAGTTTACCTCATCGGTTTTCAATGGGGAGTGAGGCCGAAATTGAGGAGGAGCGCAGACTTTGGTACGTGGCCGTGACTCGCGCTAAAGACGCCCTCACCATTTGTGTACACTCCATGGAGCAGAACGAGAGCAACACTCGGAGAGTAACACCCAGTCGGTTCTTGTCAGAGATTGGAGTCATCAATGAGTGATTGGGTTCCTCTAAAAGAGCGTAAACCAAACCATGACCAAGTTGTGCTGGTCTGGTGGCCTAATGCCCCCGACGAACACCAGTGCTTCAAGGCTCGATTTTGTCGTCATGACAAGCGCAGAAAGGGTTATTTTGATTGCTCTGAATTCGAGGATGTCTACTGGACGCTGGCGAACGAAGAGGCCACCCATTGGATGCCGTTACCCCAAGGTCCAAAAAAAAATTAGGGGGAAAAGTATCCAGAGTTAGACTGGTTCAGGTATACTACGTACATGAGCTACTTCGAGATGGACGAGAACCTCACATCCGAACAACTTCAGGCTATGCGTAAGTGGGCGAACCTTTATGGTCGCACATGGAAGTCGAAACTCCGCGATGCTTGGATGACCGGCGACTATGCTGGTTTCGAGGGTAGCAATTTTCTTCAGCAGCTTCGCAACGCCTACGGCCCCTCTTGGCTCATACACTTCAATCTTTCAGTAGTGGAACGGATGCATCTTCCTTCGGCGCGGTTAGTGAGGGATTCCTATGCCTGAGTTTTTAATCGTTGACATGCACACCCATATCGACCCCCATGAAGAGTTGGAAGCAATGGTCGGCCACGACATGAAAATCATCCCCATTACATTGGGGTTGGAAGAGGAAGATTGATGCAAAAACCCAGTTATGGTGTACTCGTCGCCCGGTGCCAAGTGCATGAATTGCATGAAGGGCATCTCTGGTTGTTCAACGAAGTCAAGGCACGTAACTCGCGTGTCATTATTTTCCTTGGCGTCAAACCAATCGGAGCCACTTACAAGAACCCTCTTGACTTCGAGACCCGCAGGGCGATGATTCAAGCAATTCCCGCCTACAAGGATTTCAATATCCTTCCACTTCCCGACATGCCGACCGATGAAGCGTGGTCGAAGGTTCTGGATGGTCGCATCCGTGAACTTTGTGATTATGGCGAAGTGACGCTATACGGCTCTCGTGATTCTTTCACAAAGCACTACACCGGCTCGTTTACGCCCGTTGAACTGACCATGCCACACGACCTTCGCAGCATCAATGGTACGGAGATTCGGGCTGGCCTCACTAATCAAATCATTGCCTCCGCCGACTTCCGGGCCGGGGTCATTCATGCCATCACCAATCTCCGTCCGCAGGTCAAGGCGACCGTGGACATCGTGATTACCACCGAGACCCTGCTATCGTGGTCGCATCCCGGCCCTGACGCCGCTAGGTTGACGCGGTTCTTTCTCCTCGGCCAGAAGCCCGGTGAAACGTGCTGGCGCTTCATCGGGGGTTTCTCAGAGCCCACCACACCTTCCTACGAATTCGATGCGGCTCGTGAAGCCATGGAAGAGACCGGCTTGCCGATTGAAGACCTGAAGTATATTGGCTCAACTCTGGTTCCGGACTGGCGTTGGGCAGGGGAGCCCGACCAAATCAAGACGCTCGTTTTTGTTGGAACGTCCATGACCATGGGGGGTAAGGCCAACGACGACATCGCCAAGGTGAAGTGGGTTAAGGCCAGCGAACTCTCCGAGTCGTTGTTCAGTGATGTTCACAAACCCATTTGGCACATCGTCAAAAAGCACTTCAATCTGTAAAGGGGGCAACATATGGCACTTTCGAAATTGTCGCAAGAGTTTGATGGTAGGGGAGACCTGTACAAATACTCCCACTGGCGGATGTACCCACCGGGCGCTCGACGCCTTGAATCGTACCTCGAATGCCGCATCGGTGCGAAGTATCACAAGACCGTGCCCTTTGGTCTCCAGTACATCTTGGAGGAATACTTCACCGGCAAGCGCCTTTCGAAGGATGGCATTCTTCGTCGCCAGTGGAAGATTGACCAAATGATGGGACCGGGAACCTTCAACATCAAGGGTTGGCTGGATATGCTCGAAGCACACGATGGCGCTCTACCCATTCGCATCAAAGCGATTCCTGAGGGCACCGTATTGGACAACTCCAACGCTCTGCTGGTGCTCGAAAGCGTTGACGACCGTTTCATCTGGTTCAACAACTTCGCTGAAACTGCCATTATGCAGTCGTGGTATCCCACCACCGTCGCCTCGGCTCAGTTCGCCAAGCGACAGATGTTCCTCGAATTCCTGTACAAGACAGGCGACCCCGGTCTCATCGACTACAAGTGGGTGGACTTTGGCTATCGTGGTGTGTCTTCGCAGGAGTCAGCGGCTCTTGGTGGTGCGGCTCACTTGCTCAGCTTCAAATCGAGCGACACGATGATTGCAGACGACTTCGTGGAAGCCTACTACCCCGATTTAACCGGCGCTCCACACACGGTGAAGATGGGCAGCGTTCCAGCCTCGGAGCACTCCACGACAACCTCGTGGGGCAAGGAAAACGAGCCTCGTGCTATCGGCAACATTCTGGAAGCGTACCCCACAGGTATTGTCTCCATTGTTGGCGACTCGTACGACTACGAGAACTTTGTTCGCGCCATCATCGGTGGTAAGTATCGCGACAGCATCCTTCGCCGTGAAGGTGTGGTTGTGGTTCGCCCAGACTCTGGTGACCCGGCCACGATGGTCCTTCGCTCCTGCCAGTGGTTGGAAGAAAATTTTGGTGCCGATTACAACGACAAGGGCTACAAAGTTCTCAACAAGCACGTTCGTGTCATTCAAGGTGATGGCATTGACTACGACTCCGCTTACGAGATTCTTGCCACACTGGAGCGTTCCAAATACTCGCTGGACAACCTTACCCTCGGTGAGGGTGGCGGAGCACTCCAGAAGGTCAACCGTGACACACAGCGCACTGCTCTGAAAGCGTCGGCCATCGACATTGAAGGGGTGTGGCACGATGTGTTCAAAGACCCCAAGACCGACCCCGGCAAGGCATCGAAGGCCGGTCACCTCGCGGTAGTCTGTGTGAATGGGGTATACCGCACCATCCCCAAGCAGGAAGGTATCACCTACCCGCAGGATTGCTTGGTTCCTGTGTTCGATACTGGAAAGATTCTGAAGCGTTATGGCTTCGATGAAGTTCGGACTCGGGTTGTGGCAAACGACGGAACGGCGGAAGACTTTTAACTATGAGATTTCAATTGCACAGAAACCCGCAGCTTAGTTTTACACGGTTACCGGACACTACGGTGCTCCGTGCTCTCGGTGTAAATCGCATTTTAAGTGTCGGGTTTCTGACAATTGGATGGTGGTGGAAAGTATGACTTGGAGTTGGAGTGAAGCAGGCGAAATGACGGAAGAGATAAAAGCAAAGATCGATAGCCTAGATCGCTATGAGATGTGCCGCATATGGCGTTATGCTGCCAGTGGGCACTCTTTATTACAAGGCGAAGCGGGAGACTACTTCAAGACGCGGCTGTATGATCTAGGGGGCTTTAGTCCTGAAATTAGCAAATCACTTGGATGGGATCACCAAAGATATGTATGATGATGTGTGGGTGGAGATGACGGCATCCCCTGATATAGGCTTTTTGGGTTGGATTCATTTCCGCAATGAAAGCATCCCCACTCTCTTGAAAAGAGTCAAGGAGTATCGCAATGGATAACAAGAGGGCGGAAGTAGCTCGGCTTCTTAATGACCTCAAAGAGGCCAAAGGTAACCAAGAGAAACTCATGGCCGCATCGGCTCTCCTCGCTGACTTGGGGCTCATTCCCAACACCCCGCAGATGAAACTCAGGTGGATGAATCAATAGGGACTTACGTAGTTAACTCGGCAAATCAAGAGATGATAGAACTAGATAAAGGTGAGGTGTTCAGATGAGTATGAGATGGATCGATGGCGAAGGAATGACAACACAAAACATCGAAATCGAAACGGATGTTGTGGACACGACGGATTGTCCTAAATGTGGCAGTGTTGCTGGTGAGGGTTGCGGTTTCTGGAATCGCGCAATGAATGTGACGTGGGTTAGACCGCACAGTGTCCGCGTCGAACTGTATTTGCAATCAAACCCTTCGATGACTCAGTATTAAGTAGCATGAGCCAAGAGCTACTCAAGGGTACAGTATACTGGCGTGAAATTAGAAGCAGCCTATTCGTACACAATGAAAAATGGGATGAAACTGTCAAGCGGCTCCCTGAGCTATTGAATTCAGGGATCGTCTATAAGTCCCTCCAAACTGTTGACCAACTCCTTGCCTCCGGGTTGCATGGTGTAGGTACAATTGGAAACAAGAAGATTGAAGTCACCCCGGACAAATACATACTCCTCGACACCGCTCCTCTTTTTGAAGGAGTTTACACCACAGAGAATTTGTTCCTTCAGTGGATGTATCAGTTTTGCATCATTGAAACCCTCGCTTCTCACCTTAATGCCACCCCGCTGCCGGAGTGGAACCCTACTTTCATAACTCTGTTTGAAGACAAGCTGCATGTGATGACCTACATCGCGGCACTTATTCTTCTGTATGAAGAGGGTCAGTTTAAAGCTGTAGTAACCGATGATAATTTTCAATCCACCAAGATTCACGTGCGAAACAAGGTGCAGGAGTTGACCAGTACCATATACTCCAAATGTGCTGAGTATGGTGAAAGTTTCCGTCGTCATGGTGTGCAAGGTACTTTGCCTCGGCTGTGGGACAAGATAGCCCGATATGCCCAACTCTCGGCACTGGGTCGGGATGCAAAATATGAACCCAAGTTGGACTCGGCCAGAGATTTACTTGGGTATTGTATTATTGCATGGAGTTTAATCCATGAATTGGATGAGGATAATACATGAGCTATACGCCAATCAATTCAAAAGCCCCCTCGGTTGCAACACTTCGCAAGCTGTTTAAGGCCAACCCTGAGTTGGCTCCCATGGCTCCTTATATTGGGGGTGGGCTCAAGGCAGTGAACTATGCCTTCAATGTTCTTGACGCAGCCAAGACAGTTGCGGCTCCTCGCGGTATTGAAATCGCAGCTATTGAAATTCATGCCAAGAATGAAACCAGCAAGAAAGCCGTAGGCGAAATCGCGGTCGCTAATTTTATCCTAGATGCTCTTAAGCAGAAACTTGGTTTGTCATGAAGACACACTGCAAGCTACTCGATGACATGGGGCTTGTATTTATCGGCAACGGTGCAATGGGCTATGGGATGGAACATGGTGCCCTGCGATGGGCTCCTGATTGGGTTAAACGGGCCATCTGTAGGGTATGGAATAAGGTGCATTGCGCCTACGCTGGTCATGACCAATTTGGATATGAGGCATATACCAGCCACGTTATATTCGGTGCTCCGGTATGCATTAACTGTTGTTCCAAGCTGAAGATTGACGGGCGGCACCCCACTCCAGAAGAGATTACAGTTCACAATGAATTGTGCAGGAAGAACATGGAAGAATCAGAAGCTAAGTGGCGTCTGGAACACCCGGAGGATGCGGCTGAACATGACCGGCTGATGGCTGAGATGGATGCCAATATAGAAACATGGCTGGCAGAAGCCGACGACTAAGTGAAAAAATTCCTTCTTTTCAAGAATTACGCTACCGGGTTCTTAGAAGAGGGGAATACTTCGCATGGTTACACTTACACAGGGAAAAACTTTAGGCTCAGGCGACCTGAACTTTTTAGTTAGGGACATTAGCGGAGCCCTTATAGACCCAGCCCTGATTACTTACAGCATATTTCAGGTATCATCTCAAATTCCTGTCAAGGTTCGTGGGGCGTATGAGTACGACACTCTACAGCCTCAGAACCTCCTACAGCCTACGTACACACCTCAGAACGCTGTCTTGGTGGGTCAGCCCCGAATGGTGCCCTCCAGAGCCTCTCAGGGGGCTTATTGGGTCAATATTACCATCCCTACGATGTGGAATGGTGTGTATCGGCTGGTTTGGTATCTAACTCAATATAAGGATCAGCCAGAGAATCAGGCATTTGAAGACTTTGTCGTCCAAAACGTGGACCCGGCATCGAACTCTTTTGAAGCCCCTTCTTCCATTATTGCCCAAGCTCCCATCACGACAAACAAATACGCCCCGGCCATTATGTACGTTCGGGAACTCATCTCCGATGAAAACCCCGACCGCAATTACCACTTTCGTCCGCCGACGCCGGGTAAGGTCGTCGCCGGGTACACTACTCGCGTGGGGTACATCTGGCTTGATTCCACTATTCTTCGAATGCTTGACATTTCCATTTCTAAACTGAATACGTGGAACATCAAAAACTACTGGAATTGGACACTCGATACTATTCCAATTGACTGGGGTCGGTGTGCGGCTATTGGGGCAGCATCATCTTGCTTACTCAAGGAAGGCGCACGTTGGGCTGCTGACGAGTTCAGCTACAGTCTGAACGGCGTGTCTCTCGACATCAACAAGGCCAACTTGTATCAATCCCTTGGACAGACATATCAACAGGAGTTTAATGAGTGGGCTCCTCTCATCACGGCTAACAGACCGTTCAGTGCGGGTCTCAGACAACAGAGATGGTTGCTAGGCGCTTTAGCTTGGTTAGCTATTCTTATCCCTCCTTTAGTTTCTGCGTTTGTCAGCAGTAGTGGTTGCTAGACTTCAAAACGAAAATTTTCACCTTTATTTAGGTGTGAAGAATTATGATTCAACAGCTTCTTGTAATGAACAGTTCGTATATTGGCTCCCGTGACCTTTGGTGGATGGATGATGAGAAAGCCACGAAAGGTTACAACATCTATCGAGCTTTTGACTACCCGGTGAACTGGGTGAAGCTGAACGCTGCCCCATGGTCAGGTCATTTCTACCGCGACCAAGTGACTCTACAGCAGGTCACCTACACTGTGCAGGATTCTGATTGGCGGGATAAAGGCACGTTGGGTAAATGGGTGTTTCAGATTCCTGACATCCCCTACGCCGACGTGGATAAAGGCCGTCCGTATGTCTCTAACAACCCTCAGGATGTTCAGGTGATTTTGGATGGGACGACCATCGTCACTCCGGTGCAAGTGCAAGGGCTCGACCGAACCGTCTGGCTTCAGGCCGACAATGAACTCAAGCCGGGAGGTTACGTCTCAGACTTGGCTCCGGTGAGCACAGACGTTGTCTGGCGGACAGATTATTCAGGAATTCAAACCTTCCAAGTTGTCTACAACAAGCTGGCTAATTATGTGGACATTTACAGCGGAATGGTTCGTACGTTTTACACCATAGTTCCGGTAGGTGCCACTGGGGAGCTTCATAAACCCGGAATCCCCGGCTCCAAGGTGGTCAACAGTCAAGAGGTTGATGAAATAACGTGGGAGTATGCGGAGATGGTACGCCGCAACGAGTGGTTATTCGAGCAGGTTGGTGAGCCAGCGTATGTGATGTTCCGCAAAACTCGCGGTGAGTTGTGTGGTTGCCGTGGTCCCGAGACTGGCTTGGGAGCAGCCCGGACAGGATGCCCGATTTGTTTTGAGGTCGGTATTGTTGGCGGCTACTACGGGCCGTATGACCTTCTTTATGTTCCACCAGATTCCGCTATCACTCGTGAGCTAGATGAGGGCGGCGGTATCAAAGCGACTCGTGATAGCAAAAGCTATTTGACTCGAACTCCTATTATTCAGGATGGTGATCTTATCATTCGTCGCACGGGCGACCGGATGGTGGTGCATAGTGTCACGTATAAGTCCCCTCGTGGCATCCTCTTGCAGCAGGATTTTAACACTGAATTGCTGAAATGGGGCGACACCCGATACCTTATCCCTCTCAATACAGGCTTACCTACTTTGTACGACCCTGTTGTGAATAGAAATCCATTCCAAGGTCTTGACCCTAATAACCTTAATGGAAACGGGGAACCCCTTTATGACGCCCGTGTTCAGCCGGGTAAACCTGTATGGGAGAATCAGGCCGAGATTCCAATTGGTCGGACGGTAACGTTCGGACGTATAATGTCGTGACCCCTAGAATTTCTCAACTATGACTCCCTACTACAGGAAGTATCCCAGCACGGCGTTTGTCGATTTCCACTCCGACAAAGCTAAGAAGTATGAATACGGCCCCTGTATCAGTCACACCTTGGGATTTAGAGCTTGTGGAAAATGAAGGAACAAAACCTATGACCGCTACCGCTTCGATGATTGAAAATTTGGCTAAGACTGCACGCATCCTGTGTGAAGACGAAGAAGTAAACTCTGACTCTACACTTCAAGCGATTGTTGGCGACCCGTCAGACTCTCGTTCTTCCACGTTTGTCCAGTTCAAGCCGAATCCCGGCACTATGCAACTCCCCAACCCGCTATCTCCGATTGAAGGGGATGAGATTTTCTTTGCGTATATGATTCCCGGCTCCCGCTTTCAATCTCATGATGGTTCCGAGTGGATGATTCAGAACTATGTTAACCCAGATGAGATTGAGATTTACAATGTATGGTACCCATCGGTTCAACCCATTGTATCTCTCAATGACGTTCGCCGTTCCATTCATCAGTGGACTAGCCCGATAACACAGACGGTACCGCCTCCACCTCCGGGTGTCGATTACGGTGCTCTGCCTGTCAAGATTGTTGACGGGCCTGAGCGTTATGGTGCTGGCGACCAGATTACCGACTATCAGAAAAATGACGGTGGCGGTGGCTGGTAAATGGGTGCCTTGGGCAAAAAACTCCGCACAATAGAAGGCGGCATTCTCGCTTTTTGTTGCCCCGGTTGTGAGGAGTGCCATGGTGTAAGTGTAAGCGGGGATCACCCTGTATGGGGGTGGAATGGGAGCGTGGATGCTCCTACTTTCACCCCCAGTATTTTGGTGCGTTCGGGACATTATGCTCCGAATGGTGTTACCAATAGCTGCTGGTGTACCTATGACGCGGAGCACCCGGATCATCCCTCTGGTTTCAAATGCAAGGTGTGCCACAGTTTTGTAACAGATGGGAAGATTCAGTTCCTCTCCGATAGTACGCACAAGCTTTCTGGACAGACTGTAGAGATTCCTGACTGGGATACGTGGTAACTTAACTTTCCTCCTCTAGGGTAGAGGCGTCTGTGTTCATATACAAAGTCACCAATAAGCTAAATGGTAAGGTCTACATCGGGAAGACTGTGCGTCCAGTTGACGTGCGGTGGGCACAGCATCTTTGGTTTGCTAAGATGGGTGGCGGGTGTCCTTATCTGGGTGCAGCCATACGTAAGTATGGTTCAGAGGCGTTTGAAGTAGAGCAACTAATTCAAGCTATAAGTGAAGACGAACTAAATAAGATGGAGAAGGGGTTCATCCAACAGTTTCAGTCGTACCGCCGAGAGTTAGGTTACAACTTGACTTTGGGACAAAAGATACAAAATGCAAACTCTAAGACTTATGAATTTCTGTCCCCGACGGGGGGCACAGTTGTCATTACTAACTTGAAGGCATTTTGTCTGGAACAGGGGCTAAATGCTTCTCACATGAATTCAACCTATCATGGAAGTCGTAAACAGCACAAGGGGTGGACAAGATGCTCGATTTAACTGGGGCTAACCTCGTATCGTACCTCATGCGTGTTATTCGGGACTCTGTATCTCGAAATCCAAGGTTTAATCAATCCCTCGGTGAAGTTACATTCCAATCTAACAACATGATTCAGTATCGCGATGTGCAGATTACTGTTCGTGATGTTAGCACCTCCGGTAATAGACTCAGCCCCGATTATTTTGTTTGTAATCAGTATGGTAGAGCCCTTGTTGCCAAGGTTGAAAACAAAGAAGGTACCTTCATTGAGTGGATTAAGGAAACGGATGTCACGGGGCAAACCCCGGTCTCCGGAGTCTACTATTTCAACGTCAATGCGGTGAATGAAAAGACCAACGATGTTGATTTAACGATCCATAAGTTCCGCTGGGTTGAAGGCAAATATTACAATGCAGTCGGCTCTATCGCTTACCTGAAAAGTGGCATTGACGGTACCACTCTCACCGCCAAAGATTTGGCAACAGGGGACACCGTCGCCATCGAAGGGTTTGTAAATTATGTCATTCTTACCGTCCCGACTCAAACCCTTCAACTCTATTATGCCGACGATACCCCTCTTGTTCCTATGACAGATTTTTGGTACCAACGAGCCAGTTCAGAGGTGATTATTCAAAGCACATTGGGAGGTGCGGAAGTAGCCAACATTCCCGGCCAGTGGGTGTCTTTCACATTGTTCGATCAAGACAATTATCAGCTTCAAAAAAACAGGGATTGGCAGTATTTCGGAAAAGGGTTCATTCAGTTAGGTCAGTGGAGCCCAGCGGGGAGCACCATCACGGCGAACATTGTTCAGAAGGTTGACCCCTCAACTGTATCAGGTACCAACCCAGAGAATATCCTTCATCTTGGTGTCGGCCCTAACGAAAGTCTAGCCCCCGGACAAGTGTTCATCCATACAACTGAGGGTGACTGGTACGATGCAACGGTCAACGCCGATGGCACGGTAACGCTGCCCCAACTCCTCAAACCCGGTGAGTGGGTTCGTTGGGAGGTTCGTATCGACGCAGGTCAAACCACCTGTCGAGGAAAGAAGTTCGCCATCAATGGGTTCTGGCAAACATACACAGACCTGCAAGGAACTCTTCAATATTATCTCGACCCCAGCACTCAACAACGTGTTGATGCTTTTCCCGGACTAGCCGTTGCCATGGGAGACGCTGTTGTGGCCGGTGACCAAGCAGCCCTCATCGTGAGTCCAACTACAACTGAGACATATGAGGTTTATGGCTCCAAGGAGAACTTGGATTTCACACTAGACTTTCGTTCTAATGACCTTCAGACATCCTCTGATTTAAGTGAGTTGCTCAAGCAGCAGCTTTTGATTATGCGTCGGCAGAATATGGAAGCTGATGGCATTACTATTTTTGAGGCGCGGCGGTCGTATCGTGGTCAGCAACGTGACATGTCAGGAACTGCACCTATGTTTGTTTATAGCGTTTCCATTTCAGCTTCGGCTGATTGGAAGGTTTTTATACCCAAAGTGACCCGAGTGACCTCTTTCGAGATTAGCGATACAGCGGCTATTCCTGATTTCCAAGGGAAACTGGAGATGACGCCTCGGGTTTCGGCACTTGGCTCTACGCGATTTCAATTTATTAACCACTACTCGTGACCTGTGAAATTTTTCAAGAGAGACCAAGCAAAAAGTCTACACGCAAGTGGACTTTCACTTTCAGCTATAGCAGAGCAAATAAATATGTCGATGACATTTGTCCGTCGCCATATCAAGTTTAAGGAAGGCATGTATGCCAACTAAGAAAGTATATCGTTGTGAACCTTGCAACTTTGAATACGAGCACCTTTCATTTGGAACCAAGTGGGACAAAGCGGTTCCTCCTTGCTCCGTTTGTGGAAAGGCTATGACTTACGAAGAGCCGGAGATTAGCGAAGACTATGTGTACAACTGTTTGACTGAGACGTGCAAGATCACATTTAGTGTGGAGCACTTAACAGGACAGGCACCTAAAACGTACCCATGTCCTCTGTGTAGTGTACCTGCCCCAAAGAAGCTTGAAGGTTTTGCCATCGTTCATGGGAAAACTATGAACAAGGGCGCGAGTGTGGACGTGGCGATTGGTCGATCCGCAGAGGAAAGATGGGGTCGAATTCACGAACGTAAAGCGGTTCGTGATAAGTTTCGCAAGGAAACGGGGACACAAGCATTATCCATCACTGAAAGTAATGGACAGGTGTTTGGAAAACCTATAAAGGATGGACGTTTGGCAGAGGTTGAAGCAACATCAATGCCTAAAATTCCATTAAACAAGAATAACTAAGAAAAATTTGGACTTTGGTTTTCTCAGATTGAAGTCCATTTTAGACTGGAGCACCTCATGGCGTTGTTTGGTTCGTATGCACCCCCCGGAGTTTACACAAGCGTGATTATTTCAGGCGGCGGGCAGCCGCTGTTCGGTTCCGCTCGTATCCCCGTCATTATTGGTGAGGGTCAACAGTCCTTCACTCAAAACAATGTGGAACTGTTTCGTGGCTCCTCCGCAGTCGCTGATCCCCAAGCAGTCAATGAGAATCTGTCTGACCAAGTCACCGGCACAACAAACACCTTTACCACAACTTATTTCCCTGTGGTTAACAGCGGTGGTACCGGCACAGTAACCACTGACCCCACACAGATTCAGGTAACAGTAGACGGCGTCCCAGCCACAGTAATTTCTTTGAATGGTACGACTGGTTCGTTTGTTCTGCAAGACATTCCTGCTCTAGGAAGTAACCTTGTGGCAACCTACTACTTCCTGCGTGGCGATACCCTCATCTCCAATGAGAACTTGGCCCCTCAGATTCCGGTTTTCGCCAGTCTCACTGTCTCAGGAGCTTCATCCTCTTCAATCATCCTCGGTACAACGCTTCCCGGTGCCGTGGGTAACGAAGTCTCTCTCCAACTGGTCAGCACGGGTCCGGGTGTCACTGATTCTCTAGCAGTCTCAGGGTATGGCACCAACACCATCGTCATCAATATTCTGAAGACAGACTCTACCACAAGGACTGTTGTTGATCTTCACAACCTTGTTGAAGCGGGTATTCTTACCCTCTCCGCTGGGTACCTTACAGCCACGACTCCGGTTGGTACTGGAGCCTTGTCCACTTTGTCTACTACTCACCTAACTGGTGGGGCTGGCCCGAACTCCAACACTCAGTTCCAAGTCCATAATCTTCCAATTGTGGATGGTACAAACGGCGGTGTTGTGACTACAAGCCCAGCAAAGGTTACCGTAAAGGTCAATGGAGTCGCGGTCGCAGTTTCGGCTGTCGATGGTGCGGCTGGTTTGGTGACTCTTGTTAACCCGGTACCTTCTACTACTTCCACCTTTACCATCACGTACTTCACAAACACCTATCAGAACACCTACGATTTGCTACCGGCTAGTAATGTTGCCAGCATCGTTGAGGTTGGCCTCGGCCCAAATCGTGCTGACTTCATTCAGGATGTGGATTACGTGTTGGGTACTGATTCGAACGGCAATCCAATTCTCAACTGGGGCGCTTCGACCTCGACTACAGTAGGAACCTCAAACTCCGCTGACACTACACCATTCGGCCCTGCCGACATCGTCACCACCTTGGTGGATGAACATGTGTACTTGCAGTTCGCTGGTACAGGCAACGGTAATACGGCGGTCTTCACACTTCCTGATGTTCCAACAGATGGTAGTGGTTTAGACAACCCGACTGACAACCCGAATCTAATTCAGGTTTATGTTGGCACCAACCCCTACCTTGCATATCAGGCCGGTGCGGTAAAGGTTGCTCGTGTGAACGGCGCTTCGGCACAGGTCACTTTGTACAATATCCCTTCTGCTGGAAGCTATGTATATGCCAGCTACTATCGCAACACGTTGAATGACCACAGCTACACATTGAGCGTTGTCAATGCGGCTCAGTCTGGTCAGGGCACTTACACAATTGCCAACGAGCTTGGTTATATCCTCCCTGTGGTTGCCAACAGCACCAACACGGTAGCAGCTTCCAACTTCGCAACAACCGGCATTGTCTATCCACATGCGTTCTCGGATGCATGGGACGAGCCCAATGCTCCGAATGAAACCATCACTCTGACATTCAACAATGACGGTTCGACCACCACACCCGGTGTTCAGGCATCATTGATTACGCAGGGTATCACTTTCACCGCCACTACAACGGGGACAAGCGGCAACTCTGTAACCATCGCGTTTACTAGCGTTGGTTCTGCTGATTCGGCAGCTATCACAGGGGGTGGCACCAATGCCCTAACAGTGGACATCACAACATCAGGTTCTGCAACCCGTACAACTGCTCAAATTGTGGCTTTGTTTGGTACCTACCCACCAACTACAACGGGAGGTGGCATAATCACCGCGACGGGTGGTTCATCGAGCAATGCAGCAATCGCTTCTCTTCTGCACTTGGCTGGTGGTATAAACCCAACCTCCGTCCCCTACACGCACAGCTATGCTGTTACCTCTTCCTTGGGTTCCAGCGGATCACACGGTACTGGGTACCTTGACCAGACATACATCGACGCCACCACAGGCTTTAAGGTGACGATTGTCAACCCTGCTGATGCCTTGGGCTTTGGCTACACACAACTGCCTTCTCCTCAGTACGCTTTCGCACCGGCAGACACACTCACTTTCACGACCAGCCAGTCCACTGTACGATACACGGGCTCTACTTACGTTCCGTTCGGACCTGCTCAACCCAACAACTTGATTGCCATCCCCGGCTTGACCACCAGTGTCGTTACGACCTTCGGTGCGTCTACGGGTGACACAGCAATTGTCAACACCTATAACAAGTCGGGCAGCGGTCCTACAGTCGGTGAGTTCTACTACGTGACATTTACAGTAGCCAAGACCGCCGCTGATATGGCGCTCCAACTGTTCGACAATGAAGCGGATGCCTACACGGTTTACGGTCAGCCAAGTGTGGTCAACCGCCTCTCCTTGGGTGTCCAGTTCTTGGTTGGTAACGGGGCTAACGTATTCGGTTGCATTCAGGTGCCTCAGCAACCCGGATTGAACACTGCGTCAGATGCAGATTTCATCTCGGCTATCCAATCGCTGACAACGAATCTGCCGGGTTACACAAAGAAGGCAGATGTTATTGTTCCTCTGAGCACAAGCCCCACGGTTCACCAGTTCTTGAGCCGCCAGCTTATCACTCAGGCCACCGCCCGTTACAAGGGTGAGGGTATCGGCTTTGTTGGTTACAGCCAATACACAACTTCAACTCAGGCCATTACCAATGCACAGGGCTTGGCAAACGGTCGTATGATTGCTATCGGCAACCCGGTTGCTGGTGTTCAGATTACGAACAGCCAGACAGGCATTGCACAGGAATACGCAGTATCCGGCGAATTCATGGCAGCAGCGTTGGCTGGCCTGAATGTCAACCCAGCCAATGACGTAGCAACATCGCTTACGTTGCAGGATTTGGTTGGCTTCTCTCGTCTCCTCATCCGCTACGACGATGCAACCATGAACCTGATGGCTTCGCAGGGACTCGTTATGCTCACTGACAACTCCGGTGCGTTGAGCATTCGTCACTACAAATCTACCGACCCGTCGAACCCGATTACCTCGGAACCGACATGCACTACTATCACCGATTATGTCCGTCAGCAGTTCCGTGGCGACCTAAAGCAGTTCATCGGTCGTAAGTTGGTAAGCAGCCTTGTGAACGACATCACGGCAGTCTGCAACGCCCGTCTCCGTTCACTGGTTTCGAATGAAATCATCAACGGGTATAAGAACCTGTCAGTTGTTCCTGACCCGAATGACCCGACAACAGTTGATGTCACTGTGACCTTCATGCCTATGTTCAGCTTGCTCTACATCAGTGTGACGTTTACCGTAACGACAACCTTGTAATCAACCGAGGGGTGGGTAAACCACCCCTCAACATACTTTGGAGTTTTAGATGAAAGTTCACACCGTGGTTACTCAGGCGAATGGCATTATCAGCCTTGTCATTCAACCGTCGTTCGTTGGTGACATGACTGACGCTAATGATAAGGCCCTCATTGCTGCCTTTGGCGACCCTCAAGTGAACATTGCTGGCAGCTTCACAGACCCAAGTAATACCGCTTTCACTTTTCAGTTCCCCACTTCTGAACTCTATGTAGGGGTTACAACTCAGCTTTCATCACAGGTAGCTCAGTTCATGCTTGCACTCCCCTCCGGTCCGCCAAATCAATCGGCTCCGGTACAAGGCCCAATGTCGTGCATTACTCCTAATCCGAGTGAGGCTGCGACAGCATGGCAAGCAGTGGTGGTTACTCGTATTCAAGCGGCGATGGCTGCATTGCGTAGTCAAGTGTTGGTTCCCTCAATCGGGGATGTAACTGTTTAAGTTCGGAGAAGAATATATGGCATCAAGACTAATCGCCCGTCGTCGTCAGGAACCAAAAAAAGCGACTACACTCGTCTCCAAGCAAACGCTTGAACAGGCAGTACAAGAGGCAAATGAGCTTGTTCAACAGTTCGTACGCACCAACGTTCACGATGTACGTCTTGACCAGCTTGAAGAAGCAATTAGTTTTCTTACCAGCATCCTTAAAAAGTCCCCAGCAGAGATGCAGCAAGAAGGGGCAGCAACACTGGACGACTATTTGGATGATGCAGTGATGCCAGACATGGCAGAAAAAATTAAACAGGATGTGGACATGATTGCCAAATTTAAAAATGCAGGAGTAGAAGGTCAGGGTCAGGAAGCTGCGGCACCTGTCATGGCCTCCGGTGTTGACTTTGTTAGTGATCGAGATGAAGACGGTAAGCCTCAAGCTCCCGAATTGGCCGAGGTTCCTCGTCTCGCCGGGTTGAAGAATGCCGATTTATTTTACGGCAAGAAGGCCGAAAAAGTTACTCCTATCAATGCCCCTAGACCAGCTAAGACGCCGACAGTTAACCCAGATGCCGACATTAAACAACTATCCAGCGACGTTCTCGCCAAGATGTTGAAGGCTCTGTCTACAGCGGAAGACCTTATGAATGACAAGGCGGCGAACAAATTCATTGGTGCTATTGCCGCAGAACTTGCCCTTCGTCCTGTTGAGGTTGAACAGGAGGCACCCGCTACTGCTCCAGCCGCATCCCCTGCCGCTGCACCTCTACCTCTTGCCGCCTCGATTATGGGTGGGTTGGTCATCGCTGCTGATGAAGATGGTAACACCAAGGTCGCCACCTCTCAAGGTGGTGCATGGTTTGTGACCGATAAGGACACATTCACCATCAAGGAAGATGGTGGTCGCACTCCTGAGATTGGCGAAGCTCACAGCAAGCTGGAAGACAACACCGGCATCAAGCGTCCAGCGACTGAGCTTCCCTCAAAGTTCGCTTTTATTAAAGAGGCGGGGTTTTTGAGTGAGGTCTTCGCGGCCATCAAGACTATTCTCGCTGGGACTGAGCCGACCTCCGAACAATGGAATAGGTTGGAACAACTGGTTGATCTTATTCAGGGACGTGGAAATAAGACTGCTGCTAAAATTGCCGCTGGTGACATGACCGCCGCCAAAGCTCTTAAGTTGGTTGAGAGGTTGGAAAATGAACTCAAGCGCCTCTACTTTGAAGCAAAGCCAGTCACAGAGGCTCTCGGCTCTCGTCCTGTTCGTGAGGGAGTTGAAGCGATTTATCGGGCATACAACCTGCTTGGTGAGGCTTCAAAGGCGTTGAATAAGCAGCGTATGCAGGAAGAAGCAGAAGAACAAGCTCTTGAAGTTAAGGACAAGAACAAAAAGAAGAGTTCCTCGGTTCTCTTTGGATTGGCTCTCGCGGCTGAGGATGAAGAAGACGACGACGAAGAAGTTAAGTAAGTGTATGGCTTGGTTTGATCGTGGGGTTTATCTAATTCGGAATACGGATATGTATTTACCAACTTCCAGACTATGCGTTACTTCATTTGAACAGCCGATTACGGCTAAGGAGAATTAGACATGGCCCAAGGGGGATACATCTACCAGCAGGGTACGAGCGCACAGACTGAATCTGTCATCTCGTCTCGCTTCAAGATTTTTACTGACGTTGTTGACGTGGGTAAGTTCGTGAAGCTTGGCGTCACCTCGTCCTTTGAACTTTCAGAGACGAAGAACGTTGAAACGATTCGCGGTCTTGGTTATGGTGACCAAGTGGCAGAACTCGTTCCCGGCGTGACAGAGCCGATGCAGCTAACCATTGCCCGTACTTGTTTGTACCTTGCAAACCTCATGCAGGTTCTTGGTTACAAGGCTGGCGTCAGCGGTGCGGTTCGTTCTATCCGTCACCACAAATGGCCGTTCGACATCAAGACTGAAATTGTCTTCTCCGAACTTGCCAACACCGACTCGAATCTTGGTCAGGCCACATTGGCCGACATCCCGAACGAAGGCGGTCTCAACAACACAGGCAACCCCGGCCTTTACGCTGTGGCAACTGTGTATGAAGGATGCTGGATGAGTAGCTATAACACTGGTTATGCTATTGAAACAGCGGCTGTGACTGAAAATTGCACTGTTATGGTCACGGACCTTTTTGACATCTCTGGTAGCGTGTACGGTGAGTTCCTCGACAGCGGCCTGAGTCCAAATGATACAACTGGTGCTTCGCTCCTCTATAGCATCAGCTAAGGTTTCGAGCCCTCGGTGAATAGCTGGGGGCTCAACCTATACTGAGGTTGTGAATGCCCAATCTGAAAAACCCCCTCCTAAAATTTAGCTCAATCCTTGCCTCGGTGGTTAAAGAAGCCGCAGGGTACAACGGTTGTTCAAGAGACCAGAATCAGATGAAGAAGCTAAGAGAGACGGTATACGAGTGTCTAGTCTAAAAAACCCGCTATTTAAAACTCCTCGCCTCTCTTCCCTCAAGGTGGCTCTCGATGCCATGCTCGAAACTATCGATCAAGAGAAGCATCCCGAACAAGAATACACAACACAAAATGGCAAGATGATGGGCAAGGGCACCGAGGTCGAGCAAGGCGCGTTGAACGCATCCGTTCCCGGTAGCTTGCTGGCCTCCGCCACGCAGATGTGGTATCACGGTACGTCAAAGTTGGAGAGTATTCTTAAATCTGGACGACTTGAGCCCCGAGTTGTGGATGAGGAATATCCCGCTGGTATTTGGTTTGCTTCTCATGTAGAGGATGCCGCCCTTTTTGGTGACCAGATTTTGTGCATTACAAATAGGGATTTGCGGAGATTTAAATACAAGGCGATTCCAACTGCTTATGCCATGCTCGTCCTTGAGCCAATTCCTGTGCAGTATTTGAAGACCATCAAAGCGCCTAAGACAGCTTTGAAAACCTCGAAAATGCATTGTGTCGCTTGCGAGAGCGGGGACTGCATCGGTCACGGTGGAACTATCAATGATCTAACCAATACAGTTGTGCCCGGTGCTCTTGAAGCACCTACGGTCGAGGACGCCACCTTCTTTAAAGAGAGTGATGGAGATTTCGAGGTATACCGTACAGCCTCAGGTAGGATCGTTGTTGCTGATGCCGCACAGGACGAGGCCGTTAAAAATGAGCAGGAAGAGCTAACTCATGAGGAAGTCTCTCGTTTTAAACAAGCTGACACGAAGTCCTATGGGGCTGGTACACCGCTTGGTGGCACCCCCACGGCTCCAAAGCCTACAGATGTTAATCCAAGCCCGACCGCACCGATGCCAAACCCAGTCCCGCCTGTACAGACGCAGAACAAAGGACCGCAACAGCTTCATGATGAGGCACAAGGTGCGCCTCAGGAAGCTGGCAACCTGACTCAGCAACAATTGAGTCAGGTACTCCAAGCTCTGAAGTCTTCGGGTGTGAAGATACAGAATGATGTTGTAGACGCGGTGGAAGAGTTTGCTCCTTCTGTTGGAACCGTTGTGAAGGCTGCGGTGCCTATCAAGGAGTCCCCCACTTCGTTACCACCTCGCGATGATATGCGTCGCCATATTGATGAGACTGCACAGGCTGAGGTTATGGAAGGTGTTGGCAATAATCCTTCACCGGCTCCTACGACACCGCAGCAGCCAGTACAACCTCAAAGTCAGCCAGTACAACCAGTCGCTCCCACGGCTCAACAGGAGTTGTTGAAGCAAACATTGTCTTCGGATAAGAAAGCTTGGGTTGAAGATGATGAGGATGATGAGGATGATGAGGATGATGAGGATGATGAGGATGATGAGGATGATGAGGATGATGAGGATGATGAGGATGATGAGGATGATGAAGATGATGAAGACGATGGAGCCTTGGGTACTCTGTATGGCAAGCCGTTGGGAAATTCAGAAGTAGCCAACACTCCTCAGGAACGTTTGGAGTACCTGAGGAGTCAACTGAGAGCCGAATGTATCAGTCAAGGTGAACAGACGGAGCTAGAGAGTCTGGTTCAATATATTGAACCAGATGATGTTGAACTACTGGAAGCTGCTGGCGTTCCTGAAGAGGAAGCGATGGCTATGCAGGAACGGATGCGTACACCAGCGGCGTCAAAGCCTAAGAAGCGATTCCGCACTACAGATAAGGACAAAAAGTGGTTGCAAGAACTTGGCATTAAGGCGAGTAAAGTAGCCGTGCAGACTGAAGAAGGCGTCAATCTGGTCTGTCCAGCTTGTCATTCGCCTGAGGCAAAAAAGGTGGAAGATTCAACCGCTGAGGACGGCAGCTTGATGGAATGCATCGCGTGCGGATGTTTTTTCGCACTATAGGACTGTATTTATAGAAGCTTATGCCATTCACTAAAGTAGCCAATGCGGAACTCAAAGAGCCCACTCTGAGCATGTCAGATTGGGGTAAAATGTATGGTATCCATACGTTCGGACGCAAGACCGCCGCATTCAATAAAATCTCAGCCGACTCAAGCCGCTACTTGCTTAGTCATTGCACAATTATGGCCTCGGTGATGACAGAGGCCGACCCGTTTGACTATCTTATCAAACCGGAGTGTTCACATCTCGTCAATAACAATGATGATGCGTGGGAGAACAGTACACTCAAACTCTCTCACCGCTCCTTCGTTGGTGCTTTCAACTTTGTCGAGCACTTCCAGAATTCCAAGTACGCGAAGGGGCACATCCTTGATGCTGTCCTCCGCAAGATTCAAATCGCCGGTCCGGAGTGCTGGGTTTACTTTTGCGACATCCTTGTTGCCACCGACCTCGCTCACGATAAGCTAGTTCACGATATTCGTGGCGGTAATGTTCGTTATCTTTCCATGGGTTGTGTGACCGATTTGGTTATCTGTTCTTTCTGCGGAGCCCGTGTCACCGACCAGAGCACGTATTGTCACCACTTGAATTTCAACAAGGGAACATTCCTTGTGGATGACGACGGTATCTCACGTCGTGTCGCCGAATTGTGCGGCCACAAGTCATTACCTAACGGTGGTGTGAAATTCGTGGAAGCGTCTTGGGTAGCAACCCCGGCTTTCCCCGGTGCAGCCAAGCGGTCTATCGTGGCTGACGAATGGGTAGGTCCGAAGACACCTTATACGCGCAAAGCAGCTAGTTTTGGTGCCTTTGCAAAAGCGGCTTCCGCAGTTGATGTCGGTGAAGCACTAATGAGTTCAGATTTGGAAGGTGGCTTACTAAGATAATGACTTTCGGGTCGCATGGGGTACGAGAAATTTGTAGCGTGGATAAGTCGAGTTGTTAAATACCACACTACGAGAACCTTTATAGGGAATGGAGATTTACGCTAATGGCTAATATTTACCAAACCAGTTATTGTAATCAAGGTCATGACCTAACCACTGGAAAACCAGTAGGTCACGAGTGTTACATTCTACCTCCTGCTGCCCTTGAGGCTGAACGAACCGGAGATGTGGATAGGGCTCATCAAATTATTGAGAGAAGTAAATCTACACTGCCTTTCTGGGGTCGGATAGCTAGTAAAGAAGGAAAACAGACTATGGCTAACATAACAAAAGAAGCAGCAGACAAGGCAATTCTTCAGGTCATTGCTAACTTAAAGCAGAAGTTCGCTGAGTTGGATGCATTGGATGAAGAGTTCGCCGACCTCGACGCCTCCGCTCCCATGGACATGATGGACACGGGTGTGGGTGAACAGTTTAACCTCCTCTCCGATAAGCGTGAGGAACTCGAACAAGAGATTCGCTCGATGCGTGAACGAGTGCAGCTTATCTCCGAGTGGGAAAAGTTTAAGGGCAGTGGTTGGAGTGATGATATCCAATCCGAGCTAAACTCTCTCGACCAACAGTTTTCGAACATTGCGGACGGAGCATCATCTGATCCATTGGGAGCACCCTCGCTTCCTTCGGCCCCTCTCTCACCTGAGATACCGGACGCTCCCCTTCTTCCTCCAACTCCTGATATTCCGGCAGATGCGTCTATCGAGCCATCACTTGATGAACCAGCCATAGAGCCAACGCCCGAAGCGGCACCTGACGCTCCCCCGGCTGAACCAGAACCTCTTGCTCCACCGATGGCAAGCACTAAAAACTCAAAAATCAACGAAAAAACTAACTATGGACTCCAAGATAAGAAGGGGTCTAAAAATCCCTCTGACTTGAAGAAAGGCGATACTCACATGGCAAATCAACCTACCAAGCCCACATCCTCATTGAAGGAGAAGCTTGCCGAGGCTAAGAACAAGCGGGAGGCGATTACTAAGGAGGCCAAGACCCGTGTGGCATCCGCGTGGACTATCGCCAAGACAATGCTCCCCACGGCTCCGGACGCGGTGAAGAAGGCTTTCGCAGCTTCTCTCCTAACCAACTCTACGCAAGTGCTCACGGCGGCACTTCGTCAGACTGCTATCAATGCCCACAACACCAAGCTTGCTGAGACTTTCAAGGAAGTTCACAAGGTTGAGTTGAACGATCTGTTGGAAGACCCGTCTGTTCTCAACGCTGAGAAGAAGTCAGTCGAGAGCGAATTGAAGGGTGATGCCAAGTCCGCTGGCAAGGTAGCCGATGACCGCAAGGAATCCGGCCCTCAGCCTGACAAGTACGATGATGGCCGTCACAACTCTGAGCCAAAGCAAATCGACGCTTCCAAGGCTGGTGATCGTCCAGATGCTGGCGAGAAGCCCGGTCAGACTCAGAACCTGTCTGATGGCAAGAACGCTGGTGCCAAGAAGGCTTGCGTTGGCAAGGATTGCACTGGCTGCACCAACAAGGACTGCAAGGGTAAGAAGGCTGGCGTGAAGAAGGCCGAATTCCCACCGGCTGAAGGCGGAGCCCCGGCTCCTGAAGCTCCTGCTGAGGCACCCGTTGACGATGCTCCAGTAGAAGATGAGGCTCCAGTTGAGGAATCCCCCATGGGTGAACTACCCCCTGTTGAGGACAACCCCGAAGCTGAGGCCACCGAGATTCTGACGGATGAAAAGAAGCAGGTTCTCGAAGAGAAGATTGACGAAGCACAACAGGCTATCCACGCTATCGAGGAAGAACTCAACGTTGAACGTGACGAAGAGCTTGACCTTGCTAAGCTTGACGGTTCCGAGAGCGGCTTTGAGGGTCTGGAAGACCTTGAAGGTGAAGAGGAAGGTCTTGAAGGTGGACTTGAGGGCGATGGCGACGAGCATGAGCATGAGC